TGGGGGGAGCTTCGGCTTCCCCCTTTCCTTTCGTGTAGGAGATATTCAGATGCCACTTAAAAAAGGTTACAGCCGTTCAAGCATCGGCAAAAACATCAAGATGGAAGAAAAAGCTGGACGTCCTCAGAAACAGGCGATCGCGATTGCTTTGAACGTAGCGAAGAAAGCTGCTATGAAAGCCGGAAAGCCAAGCAAGGCTCCTAAGGCAAAAAAGAAATGACCGACTTCCCTACCATCCTTTATCGCACACCAGGCCCATTCAAGAAGCCCCGTGGCGGAACATATGCCACTCGCCCCGCTGCGGACAAGGAAGCATTTGACGCATTGATCGCCAAGGGCTGGTCTGCGTCTTATGAAGCTGCTGCAAGCAAGCTAGACAAGAAGCCAAAGGCTAAGACTATTGAGATTGATGAAGTCTCTGGCCCAAGCCGTGAGGAACTGGAAGTTAAGGCGAAAGAATTAGGGATATCGTTTAATGCACGAACTTCTGATATAACGCTGTCAGATCGCATTACAGAAGCTCTGGGGGGCTGAATGGAACAGGTTGATAATAGTGCAAATCAAAAGACGGACAATGCCTATAAAGACCTTGGCATTGAGAGGATTCTGCGTGACAATAGCGCAGTGCCATTTGTAAAGCGTATTCTATTCCCATTTAAAGCTCCTGTAACAGTTGATACTGAAGACCCAAAAAAACAGCGCGTAATGACGCACAAAATGGAATATAAAACAGCAGACGGAAAGGCTTATGCTTATCCTCGTGTTATGGTAAATGAAAGTGGCGAGTTACAAGACTATGGCAATGCTGCTTTCGATGAAGCCTTAAAGCGCCGTGATTTTATTAAGTTTGATACGCCAGAAATGGCTGATAACTTTACGAAGCTTTATAAGGGATATTGGGATAGCATTGGATACAAACCAGAGGTTAAAAAGTGATGGGATATACAAAGCGCCAGTTCGTATCCGCTGCCTTTGAAGAAATAGGCATGGCGGAATATGTGTTCGATCTACAGCCAGAGCAGCTACAGAGTGCGCTTAACCGCCTTGACGCTATGCTTGCTGAGTGGAACGCTAAAGGACTGCGCTTGGGCTATTCACTGCCTAGCAGCCCACAGGACAGCGATCTAGATGAGCCTACCTTTGCACCTGACAGCGCATGGGAAGCCATCATCACTAATCTCGCCATTCGTATTGCGCCTGGATATGGTAAAGCCGTGTCACCTGACACCAAGGTAACCGCTAAGGCTGCATACAACACACTGCTGCAAAGAGCCGCATTCCCGCTTGAGCAGCAGCTACCTGAAACAATGCCGACTGGTCAGGGCAATAAACCTTGGCGCTGGGATAATCCCTTCGTTCCTAGACCTATCGATCCTGTTGACGCTGGGCCTGATGGCCCCATTGAATGGAGTTAAATCATGCCTGCAATTAATCAGCTTCCTACCGTTACTCAGGTATCAGGTGGAGATCAGTTCCCGCTTTATGTAACCAGCCAAGGTGATGCGCGTCGTTGTTCTGTGACAACGATGATTACCTATATGCAAGCCAATTTCAGCAATGTTGTTGCAGCTACGGTTCAAACAACGCCATCGACTTTTTCCCAGCTTCCAAATGCTGTCGGCAACACTGGCGCACGGGCTTTCATCACTGATGGCAACACCACGACATTTGCTGCAACTGTTGCAGGCGGCGGCGCTAACTTCGTTCCTGTCTATAGCGATGGCACTGTGTGGAAAGTTGGCTGATAGGGTTAAATGGTAAATGGTTCAGATTCCAATCGTTAATGGCATCTACACGGACAATGGGCCGGACTTTCGCACGTCTTATCCGGTGAACATGATTCCGGTGCCAAAGAGCAATGGTATAAGCGAAGGCTTTCTGCGTCCTGCTGATGGATTGGTTGCTAACGGAACAGGCCCTGGCATCGATCGCGGTGGCATTAACTGGAACGGCATCTGCTATCGCGTGATGGGCTCCAAGCTTGTCACGGTGTCCAGCACTGGCGTTATAACGGTTCTAGGCGATGTTGAGAATAATGGTAAGTTAGTTACCTTAGATTATAGCTTTGACCTCCTAGCCATCGCTTCGAATGATAAGCTTTGGTATTACTCGCCCAGCACTGGCCTCGTTCAAGTCACCGATCCTGACCTCGGCATCGTTTTGGATGTGGTTTGGGTGGATGGTTACTTCATGACCACCGACGGTGAGTTTCTTATCGTTACGGAACTAAGCGACCCGACGCAGGTTAATCCCCTGAAGTATGGTTCGTCCGAAATTGACCCAGACCCTGTTGTCGCATTGCTTAAGCTACGCAATGAGATTTACGCGCTGAACCGGAACACCATAGAAGTCTATGACAACGTAGGCGGTGACTTGTTCCCATTCCAGCGCATTGAAGGCGCTCAGATTGAAAAGGGCGTTATTGGTACTCATGCTTGCTGCGTATACCTTGAAAACATCGCCTTCCTTGGTAGCGGGTTTAACGAAGCACCTGGCGTTTATCTTGGCTCTAATGCCAAATCGAATAAAATCAGCACGCAAGAAGTAGACCAAATCTTGCTTGAGTTCACCGAAGAACAACTTGCTACAGTCAAGATAGAAGCGCGTAATGACAGAGCGCACGAACATCTATATATTCACTTGCCCGATCGCACGCTTGTGTTTGATGGCGCAGCCTCACAGGACTTAGGCCAGCCAGTATGGTTTACCCTGACAAGCAGCTTGGTAGGTCTATCTAAGTACCGCGCACAGAACCTTGTCTGGTGTTATGACAGGTGGCTGGTAAGCGATCCAACAAGCACATCTGTTGGCTACATGGTCAAGAACATCTCAACCCATTACGGGCAAAAGGTGCGTTGGGAATTTGGCACAACGATCGTTTATAACGAAGGCCGCGGCGCAATTATTCAGAACCTTGAGCTTGTTGGTCTAACTGGCTCCGTCGCATATGGCGCAGACCCAACAATCAACACTAGCTATTCAACTGATGGCGAGACATGGAGCCAGCAGAAGTTTATCAACGCAGGCAAGACAGGACAACGTGCAAAGCGTTTAGTGTGGTTCCAGCAGGGTTGGATGCGTAATTGGCGCATACAGCGATTCCAAGGCACCTCAGACGCGCATATGTCGTTTGCTAGACTAGAGGCGGCAATAGAGCCGTTAGCGTACTAATGGCGACCCCTGTAAAGCTAAACTTGACACGCGATCAGTTAGCGTCGTTCCTGCAAGATCATGAGCAGATCAAGCAGTTTGAAAAGCTATTCCAAGTGGTCAGTGACGAAGTGGCACCGTTCAGTGTTACGGAAGCTACCATCTTGGCGGGTACGGCTGATGCTACTGCGAACGAAGCTTTATCTCAGATTGCCAGCCTTAGTGATGCGGTGGCTTATCAAGCTGTTTCTCCAGTTGCTGAGAACAATAATTCTATAACTACAGATTATATAGACTTCGATGGACATTCTCCGCACGTTAGTCGTGAAAGGCGCATGGCATGGAATGATGCAGATCGCACACTCGACCTTGGTATGGAATACGACGTTGTTCAGCAGATAGGTTTGGAAACTTATGCTCGCGTTCAGAATAACACTGGGGTGCTTATCCCTAACGGCACTGTCGTTGGTTTCACAGGGGCAGCCCCTGATAGCGCGTTATCGGTCGCACCATACTTAGCTAATGGCTCCACACCAACGCTCTATATTGTAGGCGTCATGACGCATAACCTGCCAGACACGGGGGAAAAGGGCTATTGCACCACCTTCGGTTTTGTCCGCGACTTAAATACCAGTGCATTTGCACTTGGTGATATCCTTTACGCATCTCCGACTGTCGCGGGTGGGTTCACAAACGTAAAACCTACAGCACCTAATAACGTCGTCCCTGTTGCGGCAGTGTTAAAGGTTGGTACAACAGACGGTATTATTTTCGTGCGACCCACTATTGAGCAACAGCTATACTATGGCGAGTTTACGAAAACAGATAGCCAAGCGCCAGCAGTCATCAATACTGCCTATGCGCTGACGTTTACTAATACTGAAATCGCAAGCGGCGTGTCTCGTGGGACACCTACATCACGCATCATCGTTGCCCAAGCTGGTTTCTATACCATCGCAACATCAGTGCAAATTACATCGACTAACGCATCACAGAAAAGTATTTGGGTTTGGTTACGTAAAAACGGAACTACTAATTTTCCAAATTCGGCTCGCATTGCATCTACTACCTTAAACAATGGTTATGTTGTTCTGTCACTAAACGAAGTCGCATCGCTCATTGCTGGGGACTACATTGAAGTTATGTATGCTGCTGACGATACTAACATCAGCATTTCCACAGTCGCGGCAACAGCCTTTGCGCCAGCCGCTCCTGCTGCTATACTAGCTGTAACACAGACAGAACAATAGGAGGGCCTCATGGCAGTCACCGTAAAGAACATCATCCCATCGAAAGAAGCCGAAGCAACGCAGACAACGCAATACACGGCTCTGAATGCTCGCTGCATTATTGACAAGTTCACTGCGACCAATACATCTGTTGGCAATGAAAGCCTGAGCGTTAATCTAGTGACGTTTGGCGATACTCCTGGCGATGAGAACTTAATCACGGATGCACGTATGCTTGCGCCAAACGAAACATACACCTTCCCTGAATTGGTTGGTCAGGTTTTGGAATCCGGTTCCTTCATTTCAACAATAGCAAGCGCAGCAAATTCACTTACTATTCGCGCTTCAGGTCGGGAGATCGTATAATGAAAAAGCCCATGATGATTATTGAAGGCTTCGCTGGTCTACGTGAAAGCGAGCCATTCATCACTGCCGCTGAGAACAAGAAGAACACCAAGATCGTGATCGACGATTGGATGCTTGGCCCTAAGAACCCCAGCAACGAGCGTGATGCTAATCCTGAATACTGGATTGCGCTTGGTAAGGCTATGCAAGTGGATGAGACCGAAGCGCGTCGTCGTCGCTGCTCCAACTGCGAGTATTACGACAACAGCACAATGACACAGGCAAAGATGGACAAGATACCTTGGAACCAATGGGATGTTAATTCTGGCTTCCGTGGCTACTGCAACCGTTTCGACTTCATCTGTCATGATTTACGCTCTTGTCAAGCATTTGAAGAACGAGAGTTTGAATTTGAAGATTGATTGTGATATGGCTGATACACCGAGCGTTTACGAGCAGCCGGTGGCTCTCCATTTTAAGAGATTAAAATGACAAATGATAACGCCAATTCCAATGCAGATTTAGCTTCTCAAGGAAGGGTTGTCTTGCCTGTTATTCGTCATGCCACATATGAAGATGCTGAACAAATCGCTGTGCTTGGTGCGATATTCCACGAAGAAGCATTTGGTGACGACATTCTAGAGTATGACATAGATGATTGCATACTTTCGCTTGAAGGGTTTATAGGTCAACCTAATTTCATTTGTATGGTTGCTGACGTTGGCGGAAGATTTGTTTCATTTGGCTCATTGATTCTGAGTCCAGTGTATTTTAATCACGCGCATATCTCTAGCGAGGAATTGTTCTGGTGGGCTGATCCCGATTGCAATTATCCTGGTATTGGTATGAAGTTGAAGAAGGCAATGGAAAAAGAGGCTAAGGATCGCGGCGCTCTTTCAATTCAAATGAAATCAGTTGATGCGCTGAATGGCGACAGAATGGCAAGGCTTTATATCCGTGACGGATACAAACCAAGTGAAAATACATTTATTAAAAGGCTAGTGTAATATGGCTATTGGAACAGCAGCAGCAATCGCTCTTGGCGTTGGCGCATTAGGTAGCGCAGCTCTTGGCGCAAGCGCAGCAAGTAAGGCTGGTAAGGCTCAGGTAGCTGCTGCTGACAAAGGAGTGGCGGAGCAGCGGGCTGCACGCGAAGAAATGCGGCGCTTGCTTGAACCTTATGTTGCGGCTGGTGGCCCTGCACTACAAGCTCAAATGGGTGCTTTAGGTCTTGCTGGCCCTGAAGCGCAACAAGCATATGTAGCGCAACAAGAGCAAAGCCCAGCGTTTCAAGCACTGGCACGGCAGCAAGAAGAAGCTCTCCTGCAAAACGCATCTGCAACTGGAGGCCTTCGTGGTGGCAATGTTCAGGGCGCTTTGGCTCAGTTTCGCCCCGCACTGCTTAATCAGTTCCTAGAGCAGCAATATAGCAAACTTGGTGGAATGACAGCCCTTGGTCAGCAATCAGCGGCTGGCGTTGGAACGGCTGGTATGCAATCGGCTGGTGCTATTTCTGATTTATTTGGTCAAGCTGGTGCTGCAAGGGCTGGTGCCGCACTAGGTGTTGGTCAAGCTCTAAGTGGGCCATTTAATCTATTGTCAACGCTGGGCGGTATGTCTGCATCTAAATCTATGGGCTATGCTCCACCTCCAAAAGTAGGTTTCTAAAAATGGTTCAACCCTTCGATTACACGCTGAAAACACCATCAACCACAGAATCATTTCTGGCGGGTGTTCAGTCATATCAAAATCAGCAAAAGGTGGATGCAGCTAGGGCGGCTGCTGAAGCTGAAGCTGCTGCGAATCAAGCTAAAATTAATGAGGCAAGAAACTTTAGTATACGTGCAAAAGAAGTTGCGAAAGACCCATCGCCAAAAAATCTATCTGATTTGTATGCAGATTTTCCAACGTATAGCGCAGGCATTAATGCGTTCAAAGAAAGTCTAAGCGATGCTAAAAAAACCACATATGGATCGATTTTGCAAAACGCTATCATAGCGAAAGACCTTGGTAAAACTCCAGAAGAAATTGCCGCAATTTACACAAAAGGCGCTGAAGCTGCAAGAAACTCAAATAGTCCAGATATTGCAGAAAAATTTGATTTTGCCGCACAATTAGCTCGCAGCCCAAATGCTGATGATAATTTCGCCGCGAAATCATTATTAAATGCAATTGATCCTGATGCTTATAAAGTAGCCTACGAGCGTAGCAACATCACTGTTATACCAGGGAAGGGATATGTTCTTAACTCTGAAATTGATGCAGCTGTAGCAGCAGCGCGTGCGGCTGGCTCACCAAATGCAAATATACCAATAGCAATTCCTTTAGATGCTGTTGCTGAATTAAAAGCTGGCACAGTTACCCCAGCGGCATTTGATCGCGCATTCGGCCCAGGAGCAGCAAACAAAACTCTAAACATTGGAGGTCAGACGGCGACTCCGTCTGGCAACTTTCAAGGGCAGTGACATTAATCCCATACAGGATTTAGGCGCATTAGGTTTTAGTCCGACAAGTGGATTCAGGACGCAAAGGCATCAAGAGGCATTGGTTGCACAAGGATTGACGCAAACAAAGTCTGGATCACACCATAAAGGTGATGCACTAGACTTTTTCCCACCAAAAGGAATGAAGATGTCTGAAGCGATTGCATTGGTGAAACAAACATACCCAGGCACTCGCGTTGCTGCTAGTAACAAAGGTGCATTGCACATAACATTCCCTGGCTGGGGTAAGGCTCCTGACGTAAGTGGTTCTCGTGAAAGATATGGTGATTGATTATGGCTGAACCTGATGACAAAGCTTTCCTGAAAAAATATGGCACTTATAAGCCACAAACAACAAGCGTGCCTGTTGCGACTATCAGACCTGTCATCAGCTTTGAGTCGGCAGAGGAGGCTGATGCCCGTCGTGCTGCTGAACAGCGTGCTGCTGCTGGTGAAACACGAGAACAAGAAAGTGCTCGCCTTGCTCAGGAAGCGGCAGATCGCGCTGCCCGTGGAGAAAAGCGCGACATAGAAGAAAAAGGCTTTTCCCGAATTGGTTCATTGCGAACAGAATTTTTAGGCATCCCAGAAGTTAAGGAATTCCGTCAGGTTCAAAACGCCACCCGTCAAATTATTGATTTGACAAGCAAGGGCACTCCAATCGGGAACATTGGTTCGGTCTTTTCTTTGATGAAGATTCTAGACCCAGGCTCTACTGTTCGTGAAGGTGAAGCGGCTTCTGTTCAAAATGCGGCTGGCGTACCAGATCGTTTTCGTAATGCTTATAACCAGTTGATTTCTGGAGAAGGATTATCTGAAGCTCAGCGTAAAGATATGGCTGACATTGCGCGGTCTATCTACAACCAGAGGCTTCAGGGTTATAACTCTTTGGCAGAAACCTATAGCGGGTTGATGGCAGAGCAAGGCGCAGACCCTGAAAAGCAGGGTATTACTCTTGCTACTCCATATGAAATTAAAGCAGGTGCGGCTGAGACTCCAGTAGCTGGATTAGCAGCAGCGCGTCCTGGTGAGCGCATTGTTGCGGAGAAAGACCTTAAGAATGCAAGAGAATTGCAGGCGGTGTGGCAAGGAAATCCTAATAAATCTATTGAAGAACTAATTAAAGAAATGAACGCCATTTCAATGAGAAATGTTGGTTCAGAATTAACACCTGAAACTATTAATGAACTCCGAAAAGACGCAGAGCGTAAACTACAGTTCAAGCCATACTTGGCTCCAATGGAAGATGTCACAAAAGACATGGGCCTTATTGAAGGCGCGATCGAGACTGTAACTGGATCAGAACGTAGTACGCCTGAAATTGAGGCGGCTCCTGATTGGACAACCATGCCTGAGCTAAATGAGCTTTCTCTTGCTAGTGCGGGAACTGCTCTTGGCACGATGTTCACAAGCCCAGAAGAATCCGTAAAGATTATTCAAGCCAACTATCCTGGCGTTGAAGTGCGTCAGGATGCCAAGGGTAACTACATCCTTCGATCGCAAAATGGTAAAGAGTACGGAATTAAACCAGGATTCAAGTGGAGTGATGTTCCCCGTGCAGCAGGTGGTATCGCTGCATTTACGCCTGCTGGAGCCGCGAGGACAGTTGCGGGTGCTGCTGCCGGCGCTGCATTAACGCAAGCTGGTATTGAGGCAACGCAAGCTGCTACTGGCGGCACATTTAATCCAAGCGAAGTCGCTCTTGCTGGTGCTGGTGGCGCTGCCGGTCAACTTATTGCAGAAGCTATTCCTCTTGTTGTTTCTGGTGTTCGCAATTTGCGTAGAGGCCCAGCCGGTGCATTGCCAGAACCTATACCTGTTCCATCAGCTCCAGAAGTGCCCACAATGGCACCTGTATCTACTGCCAGTGAAGAAGCGGCAATAGGCCAAAGACTATATGACATTCAAATGCGGTTAAGGGAGGGCATGGGTTCTCCTGAGTTGGAGCAAGAGGCGGCTGCTCTTGCTCGTCAATTGCGTGATATTCAGACTCCTGAATATATGCGACCTGGGTACGTTCCGCCTCGCCGCGAACCATTACCTATGTCTGAACCGACACCAGCATCTACTACTAGCGAAGAAGCAATTCTCTCGCAAAGGCTGCGCGACATTCAGAATGAATTACGGACAGGCCCAGGGTCTCCTCAACTTGAACAAGAAGCGTCTGCTGTTTCTCGACGCCTGCGCTGGTTGCAGACACCTGACTATATGAAGGCTGGTGCTGTTGAGCCACCTCCGATTCCGCAAGCTACTGCCGCACCAGTAGCTGGAGTTGCAGAAGAAGTTGTTACGGGAGCCGCTGCGCCATCTCGCTTTATTCCCACAGAAGAGCTTGATAACCTTATTTCCACAGCAACCAAAAGAGGCGCTGAAGGTAAAGCAGCTCAACAAAAAATCATTGAATTAGCTGAAATCAATCCTCAAGCTAAGGCTGCTGCTGAAAGCTTGGGCTTTGAGCTTCCGATCGATGTGTATGCTGATAATCCTCAAATCAGGGCCGCACTTGGCTTGGAGCGTTCGCAATTTGGAACCCCTGCCCAAGGCGAATGGGATGTTACGCTTCGCAACGCTATTGATAACGCTGATAATATTTCGCAGCAGTTTGATGCTTTGTTTATTGAGGGAGTCCCAGCAACTGGAGCGGTTTCTCAGAAAATCAAAACTGGTCTTGAGCAATCTAAAAATGCTTTGAAGAGCCAAGCTTCAGCGTTGTATAAAAAGGTTGATGAAGGCGTTTCTGCGAACGTCCCTGTTAATCTCGATAATTTGTTTACAACCTTGCAAGATGTTGTGGCAGAAGTTGGCGAAGGTGGTTTGAATCAGCAGGAAAAAAAGCTGCTTGACCTTTTCCAAACTGGCGAAGCTGGTGCTGGCGACATTACCTATGGTCGATTGATACGGGAAAAGAACCTTATTCGGAGAGCCAAAGAAGGCAAAGAAAGCCCTTATGGTTCACTGGATGAGGCTTCATTGACGCGTCTTGAGGGCGCTCTTGCAAAAGATCAGTTGGACAATGTTGAGCGCATTGCAGGGGAAGAAACACGCCGCAATCTGCGTGCTGCAAACCTATTGTATGCAAAGCAATCAGCTTTGGGCAAGCGTATGGTTTCGGCTTTTGGGCGTGACCTTGAGGGCGATTTAAATTCACTCCTTCTTGGCGCGATAAAAGAATCCAAAACTGGTGGCGCACGCAAATTCAATAAATTGATGAAAACTGTTCCTGAGGAATATCGCAAGGAAGCTTTGGCTACCGCGATTGCATCAGCAACACGTTCTAAGGCGTCGCAAGGATTTGGCTTTGCAGAGTTTCGTGATTTTTACCCTGCATTACGCGCCAACCCTGAAGTCTTTGGGCAGATTGCCAAAGAGATGGGGCCTGACTGGGTGAAGGCCATGAATTCATTGCTGACCGTTTCCAAAAGAATGACTGAGGCTAGATCAGTCTCAGGTTTGGGAACTGGAGCAACAACACAAGCCACGCTGCGTAAATCACTTGCTGCACAAGGAAAGCTGCAAAACTTCCTAAATTCAACTATGGCAAAACGCGCTGTTTCTGGAGTCGCAAGTTATGTTCCTGGGGTTAATGTTTTTATTCCAGACATAATTGATTGGATGAGCAAGCTTGGTAAAAATAAATTAGATGCAGCGCAACAGCTCTTTAAAGATCCAGCATTTTTGGATGCCTTGGAGCAAAGCGCATCACAAGGCGCTCCATCTAAAGCTGCTGTAAATAAATTATCGATGAACCAACGCTTCCGTTCATACGCAAAAGCATTTGGGATTAGCGAAGACCCAAAGGTTTGGTTGAATTCTACATTGAGCGCAGCAGCTCCGCAAATGGATGGGCAGCAACAGCCTGAATCACCATCTGGTGCACCGACAGTAGAAATGCCACAATGACCTTTCGCTGTAACATAATTTCGGCTATAAGCCCAAAGACGCAAGGGATTAAGTTCTAATGGCACTTACTCAAGTTACCGGCCCTTACCCAATATTCACTGATCTAGACGGTACGCCTCTGGATGACGGATACCTGTATATCGGCGATGTGAACGATGACCCTGAGCAGAATCCGATTCAGGTGTACTTTGACGCCAACCTGACAATCCCAGCTACGCAGCCTATTCGCACGAATAACGGCTATGCTTATCGTAACGGCACGCCAGCACTGATCTACACTGCTGGGGCGTTCTCCATCACCATCCGCAACAAGCGTAATGAGTTTGTTCTCTACAGCCCTGTAGGCTATGGCTTCGATCCTGCGGCTGTATCTGCGTCTGTTGTCAAGAACGACTTTACGGGCAATGGCGTTCAAGTTGCATTTGCTCTCTCTGCATCGCCAAGCACCATTCTAGCCACCAATGTTTTCATCAACGGCGTGTATCAGGAAAAGGATAGCTACAGCCTCCTTGGAAACACCATTACGTTTTCAATTGCTCCTCCGCTAAGTTCCAGCGTTGAGGTAATGACGAATGAAACTGGCGTTATAAACTCTGGAAACGCCTCTGCTATCTCATACACCCTACCAGCGCCCGGGGCCACCGCACAGACTGTGCAGACCAAGCTAGAGCAATACGTCTCGGTCAAGGACTTCGGCGCTGTAGGCGATGGCGTGACGGAC